CGGAGATCGAATCTCGGAAGGCTTCTGGGATCTTGGCCATGCCGTTCTTCAGCCCGGTTTCCATGTACCGTCTGGCCTTCACCCGGCGCGACCCGAGCTTGATTGACTGCTTGCCGATCGGCCGATTGGAAGTGATGCCGAACACGGCCCCGCCAGAGAACTTGCGCGGCACCTTGGCCGGAGCGGCGGTCTTCACGAACCACAGATTGATCGTGCCGCCCACCTCGTGGAGCTTGTTGAGCTTCGGCAGCTTTGCAGGCCCGACCACGACGCTGTCGGTGGACGAGTCGTAGTCGTACTGGATATCGGACCGTAGGAAGCCTTTCGGAAACTGCGCCGTCTTCCAGCTTGTCACCCTGTCAGACTTGGCGAACTGCGTCCGTCGTGCGACGAGCCGCTGCCCGTTGACGGTGCCGATCTCCACCAGCTTTTCCATCTGCGGCCGGCGGTTCGACATCGACCGTTGAACGCCACGGCGAACTTCGGCACCGGCAATCTTCAAAGCCTTCTTCCGGCCCGCGGACATGCGGTCGAGGACGTGGCCCCACTTGAACTTCGTCCGCCCCGTCACCTTCCCGGTGCCGATCCCCTCGAGCTTGATGCGGACGATCTCACTCATATCAGTGGCTCCTCGGCACCCGGAACGTGACAACGATCCCCGCCCGCCAAACGTTCCGCTCCTGCAACGCCTCGCCCGGATTCTTCTCGACAACGATCGTCTGCGGCGACGTGACGCCGGTCGGCCACGTGATGCCCGGCCAGTTGTGGTCTTCGAGCTTGCCGAGTAGCTCCTCAAGCAGATCGAGCATCACGTCGCAGTCCGCCTCTTCCGGAGTGTGCCGGGCAAGGTAGATTTCGACCGCGTAGTCCCGCATGTGCGAAGACCGGGCAATCCGGTCCGACTCAATCGAGCCGTCGGTGATGCAGATCACCGGGTCGGCAAGATCCTCGATGCCGTAGCTGGGGAAGTTCTTCGTCTCGACGAGCACCGCCGCGGCCGTTGCCGTCCACGTCACCGCGTCGAGAGAGGCGACGAGCGCCGTCATGATGTCGTTCTGGACGCTCATAGACTCGCCTCCATTGCCGCTGCGTTGCCAACGATCCGTTCGTCCCAATGCAATTGTGCCGCCGCCGAACGTGCATGCGTCAGGGCGTCCGCCTTGCGGCCGAGGTGCCAGAGGGCGATCGACGCAAGCTCAGCCGCCCTGGCCTTCGCAAGCGGGTCGGTGGCGTGCGTGCTCACCGGTGACGCAATCGCCCGCTCGGCAAACTCCAGCGACCGCGGCCAGTCTTCGCCGTGGTGAGCGGCCAGGGCCAGCCGTTCCCACCCGTCGGGCTCGCCGGGCGATTCCTTCGCGGCCCGCTCGAGGTACGCCCCGTCGCCGGTGATCGACGCCAGCCGGCGAAGAGCGTAGGCACGCTCCGTCGGCGATCCGCCGGGCATCTTCAGGAAGCCTGCGAACTCGCCCGCCGCGGTCGGGATGCCCGCGTAGTCCAGTTCCCGAGCGTAGTACCACCGTGCCCGTGCGTCGGCCGGAGACTCGTTGACCGCGACTTTCAGAAGATCGAGGTCGGTCTTGTGCGCCTTCCCCTTGTCGCGGTGGTGCTCGACCACCAAGCCGTCGGCCTTCCGCTGCACCTTCTCCCCGGTCCAGCAGACGAGCCCTTCGTGCGTGGCCTGCCGCCAGACGAAGCCCGACCGGGCGTGGATCCGATCGCAGTGAAACCGCAACAGCGGCTTTCCTGCGTCGTCCATCGACCACCAGTAGTCGTAGACGAGGTTGTTGGACTTTCCGTCCCACGCCGCCTCGATCGCCGCCCGCCAGCCGGGCTGCGGACGCTCGTCGAGATCGACGCGGAAAGCCACATCGACATCGGGCGGCAGGTTGCAGAGCGCCTGCGTCCACGCGACATCCCACCGCCACGGGACGACGTACGAACGGGCCACCGTCACGCCGGCCGCCTGGAGCAGCTCGACGGTGCCGTCGGTCGAGCCGGTGTCGGTGACCACGCGGACATCGGCATCGGCGGTTGCCGCGGCCCACGCTGCCGCGTGCTTGGCTTCGTTCTTGGCGAGCGCGTAGATCCCGATCCTCATAACGTGTATTCCTTCGGGTTGCCGACCGTGTACCACGCCAGCGGCTCTTCCACCCGCATGATCCCGGTGAGCCGGCTGGCCCGCTGCCAGTAGTTCCAATCCTCGCCAAAGCCGACGGCTTGCTGATCGCCGAGCCGCTCGACGAGCTTGGTGTGAATCATCGCCGTCGAGTTGATGACGGGATTCATGGCCCGGCAGATCGCGGTCACGTCGCGGGTGGTGTCGGTGATCTGCACGCCCTGCGTCCCGTGGTGGTAGCCGCTGACCACGCCGGCGGGATCGCGGTTGAAGGCGTTGGAGCAGAGCACCCCGTAACGGCCGTTCGACCCGACGGCGTCAAACTGGATCGCCGCCTTGGTCTTGATCCACTCATCGTCGTCGTCGAGAAACGCCACCCACCCGCTGAACCCGATCTTGAGCACGTGCCGGATGGCTTCGTTTCGCACGGTGCCGACGGCAAACCCCGCCCCGGTTTCCTCGCGGCTCGACACAGATCGCCGCAGGACCGTCAAACGCGGACTGCCGACGATCTCTTCAAGCCACTGATAGCGGGGATCGTCGGAGGCGTCGTCAACAACAAACACTTCCACAGGCGGGACGGTCTGCGTCAGCGCCGACCGGATCGCCCGCAGGCATAGCCGGTAGCGGTTGCGCGTCGGGATCACCACGACGTAGTCATTCATTGATAGCCCGCCAAGATGGTGCCGTTGTGGTCGCAGTGCCAGTGGTCAAACCAAGCAGGGTGCAGCCGCCAGACGTTCGCCCACGTGTTCACCTCCCACGTAGCCTGCCCGGCCTCGATCTGCCGCTGGGCCTCGATCCGTACCGCCATGTCGAGCCACGACGCCATAATCCGAGGCACGGCAAGCACCCCGCCGGCACAGTGCCACGCCACCCTCTCCGGCGGAACGGGTGCAAACGGCGGCCCCCAGATCGACGCCATGCCCACCCGGTCGCGGCACCGCTCGCCGGCACGCTCCGCCAGGCGTCGGATGCCGTCGGCCGTAATGCCCGGCACGTGGAAGATTCCAAAATCGATCCACAGGAGCACTTCGGCGTCGGAGTAGTCCACAGCGTCTGCGAGCCAGGCCGTCTTCTGATGCTGGACGCTCAAGAAAGCGCGTGTGTCCTTGCCGGCCGTGCCCTCCGGAAGCCCAGCCCCGTCGGACGCCTGCCAGTACCAGCAGCGCTCGAGCCCCGCATGTAGCCGCAGCAGGCCGGGCCGCGACCGCATGACTGCCGCGGGATCGAGGTAGGCGACCGTCGGCAGCCCGACATCGACGAGCTGCTGCCCGAGAGCGGTGTACCGCTCGTGGCCGCGATGCTCGCTGTCGAGCCGCACATAGCCGGTCACGATATGGGCTGGAGCAGTTCGCATACATCCTCCTCTGCAATTGAAGTCGTCCACGCCTCGGCGTCGTTCACCCCGAAGGCGACGACGATCTGCCCGTCGAGCCCCGCCAGCCCGGCGGCGAACTCGATCGACTTCGTGCCCTTGAACGAGAACAGCGGCGACCACCGCCGAAGCGTGAACGACGCGTCGAACCAGACAAACCGGTGCTCGTAGGCTCGCCGGCCGTCTTCGATGTGTGCCACTTCGTGGACGATTGCCAGCCACCCGCCGCGGACCGGCACGAGCTGCCCGCCGCCTCGGAAGCCCTTGGCGAGGTGGGGAGCCGGCCCGCGGGCCGCCACCTCGTAGACGCCCGGCATGTCGGCGTCGGCCGCCACGGTGACCGTCTGGCCGTTGTGGTTGGCGGCGTAGATCCAGCCGTCCTGGCCGTCGATCGGCATCCAGTTTTTCTCGTGGGGCTGGAGCCCTTCCCACTCAAGCACCCGGAGCCCGTGCAGGCGGGCCTCGGCCACGTCGAGGTCGGCCACGCCGATTCGGCACTGCCCCGTCCACGGTGCCGCGTCGCGGACCGTCGCGGAGACGCTGACGCCGCGGGGCGTACGACGGAGCCGGCAGTCTTCGAGGCCGTGGACCGGGTAGCCGTTGGGCTCGTAAGCCGGAGGCACGATGACTTTCGCGTCGGAGGCGTACCCGTTGCTGTCGATCCGGCAGAGGATGTTTTCCGTTCGGATAGCGTCGCCGTCTTCCGGCGGGATCACGTACCGCCCGGCGGCGTCGATCCGGTAGTTGCTTGAGCGGACGATCGCTAGGAGGCCGGTGCCGTCGGCGATGACGGTTGGATTGAACGTCGTCCAGCCTGCGTGCGCCGGCTCGACTTCAATCCGCCGAGGCGTGTGCAACGCCAGTTCGTCCAGGAGAGGCGTGTACCACGTGCGGTTGGCCCGAGCCTGCCGCTCGAGGTCGTCAGGCAGCGGCATGTTGAGAAGCCGGTCGCTTGCTCGTCGTCCCGTCTCGATCTCGCCGGCGTAAAAAGCGTGGATTGCTAGGGCGTGTAGGTGTTCGCGCATGCGGTCCTCCTCGGCTGGCAATCGTGCCGGGAGGGTCGCGGGGAGCGGAGGGGGTGCGTCACTATCCCCACGGCATCGGATCGGGCGGAGGCAGCATGGCCACGGCTTCGCCCCAGGGAATCACCTCGACGGATGCCCCGAGGACCGCTTTGTCAGCCGCGCCCCACATGGCAGCGAGGAGTCCGCCAGTCCTCACCTCAGTCAGAACATCGGCCCCGAGCATCAGCCGCCCATCGGTCAGCGGCGACGGCACCGGAACACAGTTGCTTGATCCGTGGGCAGCGTGGAGTTGGCCGAGCCGAGCGGCGAGAGCGGGCGAGAAGACGAGCGCAAGCCCTCGGGCCTCGGTGTTTTCAATTGGCAATGAGAGGTCACGCAGCAGCATGGCGTCACCTCCCTAGGGCTGTGTTAAGAGCGGCCACGGCAGCAGCGAACGCGGCGGCCTGCGCGGCAGTTAGGCCGAAGCCGATGGAGTAGGTAGTCAGTCGCGCGGAAGAGAAACTAGCGGCTGTTCCGTTGCTGTTATTCGTAAACACATAGACGGCGTTTGTAGTCAGCGTCCCGGATCGAGTTGTCGTGACCGTTGAGCCGTTCTGCACCCCGTTTTGATACACGCGAAGGTCTGTAGCGGAAACGGCTGTCCCGATCACATGCCCAGACGAGATAGCAGAGCTTACGTCGGCGAACGCTGTCGGCGTGCCGTTGGCGAACATACGGTTTACGGCTGTCGGGTTGGCCTTGGTTTGGATGGCCGCGATGTTATTTCCGCTCGCGTTTGCTGCGCCGATTGGCACCGCGTCCGTGCCGGGGCTCGTTGTCAAAGATGAGCCTGAGACACTGAGGTGGATGTTTCCGACACCGCCTTGAGAAAGGATCGATGATCCGCAGTTGAGGTACTTTGTCGTGCCGTTGCCGGTGAGCCCGCCGCTTGCCCCCGTTTCGGCAAAGTCACCGCTTACGAAGTTCACGTTGGTGTCGGTCGCGTTGCCGATCACCGTTCCGCCGAACGCGGTCGAGCGATAGAGCGGGACGAGAGCGCCGGACAGATTTCCGCCCGAGAATAGGTTGAGCCGAAGGAATCGGCCGCGCAAGCTGTTGCGGTCGATGTCAGCACAGAAGGCGCTCACGCCGCGAATCACGCTCGTGGAGATGACGCCGCCGTTGGACGACACACGTGTTGCCCAGTCGATCGCCTCGTGGTGCAGCGTCTCGGAGGCAAAAAGCGGCAGCGGCATCAGATCACCCGCCAACGATTTCCGTCGTACTGAGCCACGACGTTTCCGCCGTTTGCAGGCGCGACAACAGACCCCGACCACGGCACTCCGAACTGAGCGTTGGCGTTGCTGCCGGTCGCGTGATTAAAGGTCGCTGCGCCTGTCGTGCCGATGACGAGAAACTGCTTCGTCGTTCCGGTCGGTCCGGTGATGTTGAGGGCCTGGATCGCCGCGCCGGTGGCGAGCGTGAGGTAGTAGCAGTCGAAGTTTCCGTCAATGATCAGCGGGTTGTACGTTCCGGTGCCAGACAGCGAGACGCCGGTGACGGTGGTCTGATAGGCCGGTCCGGTCGGGCCTTGCGAGCCAGCCGCGCCGTTGCTGCCGTTCGTGCCGTTGCTTCCTGCCGCCCCCGGACTTCCCGTGGGGCCTGTATTTCCGGTTGGTCCGGTAACAGTTGAGGCGGCTCCGTTGCTGCCCGCCTGCCCCGGCGCGCCGGTCGGCCCGGTCACAGTCGATGCCGCGCCGTTGCTGCCAGCCGCACCCTGAGCGCCCGTCGGGCCAGTCGCACCCGCCGCCCCGGCACTGCCGTTGCTGCCAGCCACGCCCGTCGGCCCGGTCACCGTGGACGCGACTCCAGGGCTGCCCGTCGGCCCGGTCGCACCGCCACTTCCCCCGCCGCCAGTAGCGAGGGCGAGGATCTGCGAAAGCGTCACGGCCCGCGTGCCGACCGTGCCCGTCGGGCCGGACGGCCGCGAGAGAATCAGGTAGTCGCTGCCGGTGACGCCGGTCGCCGCTGGCAGTTGATCGACTCTTTTGAAGAGAGGCATGCTGTTACCCTTGAGCGGTCAGCGGCACGACGATCTCCTCGCCCTGGTCCGTGATTATGTACGTCTGATCCTTGTCCGTCCGCTTCGTGTGGACGCGGACGAGCTGCTGAAACGCGTCCCCGTAATGGAAGAGCGGCACGCCCCTCGGTGCAGCGACTTCATAGAACACCGACACGCCGCCAATGTCCTCTACGATCAGATCACCCCGTAGCGGCTCGCCATACGGCAGGTCGGCCGTCTTGACGATGTAGTCGCGCGATTCCCACTGCTCGGTGACACCGTTCTGCCCCGACGACTCGAACATGCTCTTGCCGATCGTGGCGACGAACTGCGACGAGTTCACGCCCCGCTTGTATGCCACGGTGAGCGACGCCGACGCCGCGAACTGGTCAGCGAGCCACGAGGCACCGTCGGACAGCATGTCGGCCATCGGTCACCTCGCAGGCACAAGACCGCCGGCGGTGCCCGAGGAGAGGCGACCGCCGGCGGCTTGCGGGATAAACGTCAAGCGGGGCCGGTGGAGTTCAGATCGTAGAGCATCCCGTGGTTAATCGACACATCGACCGTCGTGTCACCGGCGGCCGCATCGACAGCCACAAGGCCGGCGATGCCGGTCGTGGTTGCGGAGCCCGTAACGCTCAGGTTCGAGTGGAGATAGGCCACGCTGCCGGCGGTCAAAGCGCCGCCGGTCACCTTGGTGAAGGTGAAGATCCCGCGGACGTTGATAGAGCCCTTGGCACTGGCCGCGATCGGACGGCTGACGACGCCGACGACCTTTCCAAGGATCACCACATCGCCGACGGCTTTTGCGGTCGTCGGCGTGTAATCCCAACTGTCACCGATGTTTTGCTTCAGAGTTGCCATCGAAATGCCTCATAGGTCTGGAGTGTATGGTGAGCGTCATCCCGGCGGGCCTGGACATCCCAGGCCCGCCGGGCACGGATTACGCTGGCACGGCTCAGGAGGTCGCCATGCGGTAGCACGAGCGGCTTTCCGCCTTGCTCACGCCGAAATCGAAATACCCGCGGACCTCGATGCCGAGGGTATCGAACGAGGCTTCCGCCTGCTCGACGATCGGCGACCGCTGCCCGTTAAGGAAGCCGACTTCCATGACCGGCAGATCGTTCGGATCGGCACACAGCCACCACGTCGTAGACGAGGTGAGGTACGCCGAATCGACGATCTGGAACTTCCCGGCAAGCACGTTGGCCTGGGGCTCGACGACACGGCTCGAGGTCGAGCCGAGCGAGCTTGCCAACAGCGTGTTGCCGGTCTGGATCTTGTCGGCCGTGATCCGGAGCTGGACAGGAACGAGCAGGATCTTCGGCGTGATGCCGAGCGGGTTGCCGTCCGGATCGTTCAGCGACCGGTAAGCAGCGTACGCAGTCTCGACCGAGCCGATCGCCATCGCATTGCCGGCACCAGCCGTCGCACCCTGGTAGTAGCTGGCGTTGGCAGTCGCACCCACCTGGAACTCGGTCCAGAACACCGAGTTGAACTTCAGAGCTGCACCGCGGCCGAGCCGGCGGGGAACCGACGTGAGAGCCCCGAGGTCGTCGTTGATGATGTCCGCCCTGGTGATGGACGAGATCCGTCCGTAGGTCTTCGCCTGGAGCGTGCGGGTCGCATCGCCGGCATCAGCCGACTTCAGCCGCCCGTCGCCAGCCACTTCGTCGAACACGAAGCCGCCGTCGAGCCGAACGCCGGTGATGGCCTTCAGGTCGTTGAGCGGCCGAACAAGGCTGATCTGATCCCACACCGACTCGACGGCTTCGAAGCCGTTGAGGAGGTACTTGTTGTACGTCGCCGCGAGGATGTTGGAGATGTTGTGGGTCGCAAACGCGGCCCGCAGAATCACCCCGATGTTCCCGGCCGTGACCTTGTGGACGCCGTCATACCCGCCCTTGCGAGCGGCGCTGACGAGCACCTCTTGCAGGCCGATCGTGCGGGACCGCTTGTTGGCGGCCTCAACCATCGGCGAATCGCCGTACTTGGCTTCGATCTGCTTGCCGAGCCCACCGACGACCTGCATCGCGGCGATCGTGACCTGATCGTCGTCGAGAGCCGGCTTGCTGGCGTGGATCGCCGGCCCGCCGCGAACGTCGCGGAGATCCTTCAGGAGCTGAGCCTTCACCTCGCGGGTGACATCGGCAACCACTTCGGCACGAATCGAGGCGAGATCGACCTTCGGAACGGCCGATGCCATGTCAGAAGGTCCGGTCGGCATTGCGTCGGTCGGTTGCACATCGGGGCCGGTCGGCATCACGTCGACGGCGGCCTGCGTCTCTGCGGACATAGGAGACTCCCCCGCCGATTTGGCGGTAATGGTGACGGCCGTCGCTGCGTCGGCCCCGAGGGTTACAAACGAACACTCCCGCAGCGTGGAGCGCTTTACGATTCGGACCGGACCTTGGAAGGTCTGCCCGTTGACTTGTGCGGTGTCGCCCGACGCGACGAGGTAGTCCTCGTCAACGTCAGCGCCGACGGATGCCTGCCACTGGTAGCCGCGGTCGCCGAGCTGCACGACCTGCATGGCCGCTTCGCAGACGGAGAGAATCGCACCGTCGATCACCAGCTGGTTGCCGACGGTGCCGGTGCCCTGGCCGAGGACCGCCTCGAGCGAGTAGTCGTGCCCGAAGACGATCGGAATCACCGACGGCACGGTCATGCCGGCGAGATCGATGACGACCGGCTCGCGGCTCCACGCTTGGCGGATGAGGCCGCCCGTGTAGCCGACCATCGAAAACCGCGGAATCCGCGGCGTGGAAAGCCCTTCGCCCTCGCTACAGTGATCGTCGGCACGGAGAAACTTGACGGCGGAACGGATCGAGAGATTGCTCATGCGTTGGCTCCCTCGGTGATCGAATTGGCAAACGCCCGACCGGCGTCGCCGCCCCACAGCGCCCACGCAATGCGGCCGGCGGACGGATAGCCGTCTTCGCCCTGCTCGAAGCCTTGGCCCTGCTTGTCGACTTCGTGTCGAGCGAAGTAACTCGCCATCCGCTGGACGGTGTCGAGCGAGAGCGGCCTACCGTTGGCGATGTCGCGGGCACGGGCCACGCCGATATCGGTGCCGCCGCGGCCGAACTCACGACGCCAGGCGAGGCCACGTTCAGCCTCGGCTCGCATCTCGGCGGTCGGCTGGTAGGACTCGGCGGCCGTGACCGTCGGCACAGCGGCAGCGTTGACTGCGTCCGACTGAGGGACGACGATCTGCGACGGCCTGTTGCCGATCGTCAGGCCAAGCTCTGCCATCAACTGCCGCTCGGCAGCGATCTGCCGAAGCTCTTCGTCCCATTGCTTCCCCTGCCGGGCGTACTCGGCGGAGAGCGAGGTGGTGAGCGTGGAAAGCTTCGTCTCGGTGGCGTTCGATTCCTTGACCGGATCGATGCCGTCGTTTCCGTTCCAGACCCACTGCCAGTTCCACTCGCTCACCGGTGGCAGATCGTCGGGGATCATGCCGGGGACGAGCAGAGCCTCGTCGAGCCACGCGGAGAAGATCCGGTCGAGCCAGGATCGCTCGAGCTCGTCGCGGTCAACGCGGACGTTTTGATCGTGCAGCGAGCCGTCGAGGCGGGCAGACGAGAAGTTGTAGGAACTCGCGTCAAACGCCGCCTTGTGGTACGGCAGATTCACCCCGCGGGCGATCTCGCCGAGGATCGTTCGCGTGAAGGCTTGGTGGGTGTTGGTGGGCTGTTCGGCCTTGAGCTGGGAGATATCCCAGCCCTCGGGCAGCGTGGTAAGCGTGCCCTTCTCGATCTCGATCGCGGCGAACGGATCGACCTCGTCCACCTGGGCCGCCGGCGAGTTGCTGTGGACGAACGCGGCGAGATCGGCAGCGATCTCGGCGGCGCGGATCACGGCCTCCGTGTAGCGCCGCATGTTCGCCGTCAGCCGCAGGCACGGTGCCAACTCGGAGATCCCGCGATGCTGGCCAGGCCGCGTCGAGCGGAACCAGTGCAGCATGTCCTGCGCGGCGATGCGGTCGTACTCGTTCACGCCGAGTAGGTAGTTGCTGCCGGGGTGCGACTTGAGGACGTGGAACCCGATCACGTTCCCGTAAACGTCAAGCTCGACGCCGTCCACAAGCGACCCGTCCGGCGACACGGTCTGCTGCCACTGGTACGCCGGCGATGCGACTTGATCGGCCTCGATGAGCCGCAGATCGAGCTGCACGCCGCGAGACTCGAGGCGAGGATTCGTGAACAGCAGGGCGAACGCCTCGCCGTCCAAGAACTTCGCCTCGGTGGCGACGCGGAGTTTGTCGGCCAGGCGGACGTGCCAGGACCAGTCGTACCACGCCCGGCCAATCGAACGATCCGCCGCCGGAACACCGGTCGAGAGCAACACCCGCGGCCCGATGCCGATGAGGTCGTTGCTCTTCGTCGTGCAGATGCCGTGAACGTAGGCGTTATTCGCCCGCTCGTACCGGGCGCGATTGCGGATGATCCGCCGCACCTCGGGCACGAGAGCGGCGTTCGCCGACAGCGAGTCAGCGTTGGCCCAATGCCGAGCGTCGTCGCTCGTCTGAGCAGCGTCGTACCGGGCGCGGACGGTCTGCTTGACGACCGTCACCTGCCGAGGCGCACGGGCAGCCGGTGCCTTGCGGCTCGCTCGCGCCTTCGGTGCGGTGCGCTTCGCCATTCAGGTGGTCCCCGGCGGGATCAGCTTGTTGAACCGGAGTCCCCGATTGCTGGCGGCCGCGGCGTTCCGAGCGGCGAGGTACTTGTCCGCTTCGATCATGTCGGGGATCGACTGCGCAACGACTTCGCCCGCGTCGGTGCGGACAGACGCCGGACCCTGGGCCACCGTGTCGATCTTCGATGCAAGTTCGTCGCTCATGCCGTTCACAATGCGTGACGGGGGCGAGAACTCGGAGGGGGTGTGGCTACGCCTTGTGGCGCTTGGTCACGATGACCCGCTTGCCGTCAGGGCCGGCGGGAATGCTGACCTTCTTCCGCTTCCGGAAACCGCCCTCGCTGGCGGCCGGCTCGAGGCCGGTGATCGACGCGGCGACGGCGCACCCGACGAGACAGTCCCACCAGTGATTTTCGCGCGCGACTTCCTTCCACTCGTCCACGCTGCGGCCGCGGGCTTCAACACGCACCGGGAACTCGGCAACGAGGTGCTCGATCAGCATCTCGTGATTGCCGGCGTGCAGCATGATGGCTTCCGGA